ACAGTTTTACCTTTTGTCTCAGGGTGGATACATTGGAGACGATTGGCACAAGAAATGGAGTAGCACAAGTCAGCGTGAATTTTCCTATGAATGTCCCGATTGCAAAACTTGGCAGTCTTGGAAATGGGAAAATGTATGGTATGATGAAAGCATCGAAGATCGGATCACCATGGCCCAAACGGCGCATATTAAGTGTTGCAATGCCGAATGCTCACACGTCATCCAAGACAAAGCTCAGATCCGCAGGGAGCTTGCTACTGGCGCAAAGTATATTCAAACAACTGATGGAATGCCAGATAGTAAAGGCTACCATTACAACGCGCTTTGCAATTGGAGATTGCCACTATGGAGACTTGTTATCGAAAGATGCAATGCCATGGACGAGGTAAGGCGCGGAAACTTGGATCTTTTGCGCCAATTTGTGCAGAAACGTCTCGCGGATTTCTGGAGTGATGAACAAGAGGACAATCGAGCAGAGTTGACTGGAGCTGGTTATTCAATCGCCGATTATGACAACGGTGAAAAATGGGAAGATGAGATCCATCGATTCATGACAATTGACCGACAAGCTGATCACTTCTGGGCAGTGATTCGCGCATGGGCAAGCGATGGTAGATCGCGCTTGCTGTGGTTCGGCAAAGTGGACACATGGGAGCGATGCAAAGTTATTCAGGAAAAATACAAAGTCGAAAATGTAAAAACTCAAATCGACTGCGGATTCCAAACGGATGAAGTTTATAAACGATGCTCGCAATACGGGTGGCTTGCATTGCGCGGAGATCGGCGCGAAAGCTATCCGCATCCAACAAAAAAAGGAAAGCCAATATATCGCAGTTATTCTCGATATCAAAACGTAAAAGCATCGAATGGAAAAGATACAAGAGTTTGCTACTGGTCAAACTTAGCGCATAAAGACTTGCTTTTTAGATTGAGAAATCAACAAGGCGTTGAATGGGAGATACCAGACGATGCAGGGCAAGAGTATTTGCGGCAGATCGATGCAGAGGTTCGCCGTGGAGAAGGCAAGGGCGCAATATGGAAGCCGAAGCACAAAGACAACCATGCTACCGACTGTGAGGCGATGCAGACCGTTCTGGCATCAATGATGCGATTGATCGGAAATCCAGAAAATGAAGAAGAATCTCAGTGAGATTTGACACCATGCGCCATTCGTGGACGTATCGGCAAAACAATTGATTCAAGCGTATTATGACGCAGCTCAAGACGATCCGTCTTTGTTGCGCTCGCTTATTGCGGCAAGAACTGCCGCGCTGACTGGAATGCTTTCCAAGGGCGGCGGCAACACGCTGACAAACTCTCAAAAGAACGGTGTTTCGTATTCCGTTCTTGTTTCGTTGCCAGAAACAACTCGATTGGTAGTATTAAACACCGCAATCAGTTATATCAAAAGAGGGATTAGACCTAGCTCGCGGTCAATCGGAAACATGCAACAAGACACGCCATTCTTATGATCGTTGACCAGTGGGGACAAAACTATAAAGCGGCACAAGGCGCGATAACGCATACGGCGGCAAGACCGTTTCAACCTGTGCAAATGAAGGATATTGGCGAACTTGTGCCATCGCGTGACAGGAAAACGCTTGTTTCATATTCTCGACGATTGTATTTGAATGAAGGTATTTTGCTAGGTGCAATCCAGCAAAAAGCCATGTATGCAATCGGGCGCAGTTGGCAAGCACAAAGCAAGTCGAAAGATGTTGAATTTAAGCGTGAAGCTGAGGAATTGCTAAACGACGAATGGTATAAAATATGTGATGTGCGCGGAGGGCAAAACACGTTTCAGACTAACCTTTATTCTCTTTCTTGTGCCATTGATCGAGACGGTGAAGCGTTTGTTTTATTGACAAAAACAGATGCAGACTATCCGAGAATTCAGCAAATCCCATGTCATCGAATTGCCAATCCAAACGGCATGAATGACGGAAAGATTGCAAATGGTAAATACAAAGGGAAAACGCTTACTGATGGCATCATCTACAGTAATGGCGCACCAATGGCTTATTGCTTCAACGATGAGAAGGGCGATTTGATTCAATACATTGAAGTGCAGAATATGATTCACATCTTCGATCCATCTTGGCAAGAGCAAGGTCGAGGATTACCAGCATTTACTCATGCATTAAATGATTTGCGTGACTCTTTACAGTCTCACGAATGGGAGCGATATGCACAGCTAATGCTTTCCAGCATTGCATTGATTGAGCATAACGAAACAGGATTGCCAGATATCGACGATAACGAGAACATCTTGACCGGCAATGCTTGCACAACTGAAAAGGGAATTATTTCCGAAAACTACCAAGGCGGCACGGTGCGCTATTTCGCAGCGAAAAGTGGCGGCAAATTAGAGACGATCAAGAATGATCGACCAGGCGATATGTGGGAATCTTTCCAGAATCGCATCTATCGCAAAGCACTTGCTGGAATCAACTGGCCATACTCGATGGTATGGCACGCAACAGGACAAGGAACCGCAGAACGTGCAGATCTTGGACGCGCGCAACGAGCAGTTGAGGATCGACAAGACTTGATCGAATACGCAGCAAGTAGAATTGTCTCATACGTTGTTGCTAAGTTTATCAATCTTGGAAGATTACCGGTGGCGGATGATTGGTATAAATGGAAGTTTACATACCCTAAAAAAATTACAATTGACGATGGGCGAGTATCAAAAGAGCTGATTGAAATGTGGAAGGGTGGATTCTTAAATCCGCAAGACATTCTTGGATTCCTCGGCAAATCTCCAGAGGATCACTTAAATGAGCGCATTTCCTATCTTGTGCAACAAAAGCTCAAACAAAAAGCAATCAATGAATCAGGAATTGGCATTACAATCGAAGATCGAGAAATGGCAATGCTGACACCTAACGAAACACCAACACAAACAACTTGAAACAATGGCTAACGAAATAACATTCTCAACTTCAATTAGAGCTACTAAAGGCAATGCTTCTGTGAATCAGACTGCAAATATGATCGCCAGCATGACTGGAGATGACATGATGCAATCAACGCAAAATATCGGGACGACTGCTGAGCTTGTGTCATTTGCTGATATTACAGGCGCACCACAACTAGTGATGATTCGCAATCTTGACGCAACAAACTTTGTTGAACTAGGTGGTGATTCAGGATTGACTGTTTTCAAGCTAAAGATCGCAGCAGGTCAAGCTTGCTTATTTACTCCATCATCTGCTACGCTTTATGCTAAAGCTAACACAGCATCGGTATCAATTATAACTGTAGCAGTCGAAGCATAATGAAGCCAACGGCAGAAATGGCAAACGAAGCACGTCAAGGATTGGCTTGGCGTGCAGAATTCAACCGTGGCGGAACTGCGGTTGGAGTTGCTAGGGCGCGTGACATTAGCAATCGTGTAAATCTATCACCTGAGACAATTCGTCGAATGGTGAGTTACTTTGCACGACATGAAGTAGATAAAGAAGCGGAAGGATTTAGGCAAGGTGAAAAAGGCTACCCATCAGCAGGAAGAATTGCATGGGCTTTATGGGGAGGCGATGCTGGCAGAACTTGGGCAAATGAAAAAAGCAAACAACTTAACACAAAAAACTCTATGATTACAATTGAGAACAAAGCGGCAAAGGTAAAACTAAACGATCACGTTGATAAATTTAGCGTTGACCAAGTAATTGACGACATTGCGCAAGTTTACGGAATGAAAGCAGTAAATGAAAACTATAAGTTTGGCGAATTTACAGCAAGCGCAGAAAACGCAGTTGATACGCTAGAGATTGAAATCCATACAGGTGGCGGCAGTGTATTTGAGGGAAACCGCATCTATAATGAGCTTAAAAAGCTACGTATGCGCGGCGTTGAGGTAACCGCCAGAATCAATACACTGGCAGCAAGCATGGGAAGCGTCATTGCTATGGGAGCCGACAAAGTTGAGATTGCAAACAACGGAAAAATCATGATCCATGAAGTTTCGGGTGGAGTTCACGGCAATGCAGAAGAAATTAAACGCTATTCAGAACTTGTCGAAGAACTTAGCGATGACATCGCTGGAATTTACGCAGAAAAAACAGGAAAATCTAAAGAAGAAATGCGCGAACTCATGAAAAAGGAAACATGGATGAGCGCAAAACAAGCTGTTGAAATGGGTTTTGCTGATTCTATTTTTGACACCAAAACAAACACGATGAGCATTCTCGACAAATTCCGACCAGACGCAGCCCTCACTGAAAAGGTGCAAGGGTTGGAAGCCAGCTTGAAAGATAGCGAAAATCAAATCACCGAAATCACCGAAGCACTCACCGAGCGCACGAATGATCTTGAAAACGCAATCAGCGAATTGACGATTGCAAAAGCTGAATTGACTGACGCTCAAAACAAGATCACAAGCATCACCGCAGAACGCGACACATCGCAAGCCGATCTTGCTGCAGCTCAAGCACAAATCACTGAATTGAAATCTGAAGTCGTTTCTTCCAACGAAAGCGCAAACGCTCGCGCAATCGAGATTGCTGCACAAGCTGGACTCGCTCCCGTTGCAGCTAGCGTCGATGAGCCTGAAAACAGCAAAACCAAAACTCGCGAAGAATTCAACAAACTCACCGCTCGTGAAAAATCTGAATTCTCGAAAGCTGGCGGACGCATCATCTAACTTTTATGGGGCGACCTAAGAAAATTCAACCTGACGACTCGGATATTTCCGACGACACAGAGAACAACAACATGCAAGAGATCGCTGAGCTACCGCTCGTCATGTCGATTGCAAAACTTGAAACACTAACTCCACAACAAAAACAAGAGTTCCGCGCTAAAGGTGGAACCACAACTGAAAACTAATTTATGGCTAATACACTAACCAACCTAATCCCCAATGTCTACGCCGCACTGGACGTAGTTTCTCGCGAACTTGTAGGCGCATTGCCGGGTGTCACCCGTGATGCTCGCGCTGATCGTATTGCATCTGGTCAAACTTTGCGCATCCCGCAAGTTCCAACTAATACTAGCAGTTCATACACGCCGGCAATGGCAGTTCCAAGTGCAGTAGACCAAACCATTGCAAATGCTTCGCTTACTCTTTCGAAGAATAAGTATGCCGCTTTCTCTTGGACTGGTGAAGAACAATACGCAATGGATCAGGGCGTTGGCTTCTTGACTCTTGAGCAGCAACAAATCGCGCAAGCATTCCGCGTGCTGGTCAATGAAATGGAGAACGATGTTTGCGATGCTCTAGCCGCAGGTGCTTCTCGCGCTTACGGAACCGCAGGCACAACTCCATTTGCTTCTAACTTAGGCGACTCCGCACAAGTTCGCAAGATTCTCGACGACAACGGCGCACCAACATCTAGCCGATCTCTTGTTATTGACACATCGGCAGGTGCAGCACTTCGCACACTCGGTCAATTGACCAAAGCTAACGAAGCTGGTAATACAATGACTCTTCGTGATGGAGAATTGCTCAATCTGCAAGGTTTCAGCGTTCGCGAATCGGCGCAAATCAACGGAGCCACCGCAGGAACTGGTGCAAGCTACCTTGTAAACGGCGCGCTTTCCGCTGGTGCTACCTCGATCACCGTTGACACTGGATCTGGAACGATCATTGCTGGTGACATTGTGACCATTGGAGGCAATAAATATGTTGTTGCGACTGCTCTCGCTTCTAACGTCTTTACGATTAACGCACCTGGTCTTGTTGGAGCTGTTGCCGACAACGCAACTGTTACCGTGAGCGCAACGAGCCAACGCAACCTTGCATTCTCTAGCGATGCACTTGTTCTTGCTACTCGCTTGCCAATGTTCCCATCTCAGGGCGATTTGGCAATTGACAACGAAGTCATCACCGATCCTCGCACGGGAATCAGCTTTGACTTGCGCGTCTATCCCGGTGATGGAATGGTGTTGTATCGTATTCACGCTCTTTGGGGCTGGGTCGCTGCAAAACCAGCTCACGCCGCCTTGCTTCTTGGTTAATTTTCTGTCTGTAGTTATCATGGTCAGCCCTCACACTGGAAACGGTGTGGGGGTTTTTACTTTGACACC